ATATTAAGTATCGTTAAAGTTTTGCCTGATGCTGCGGTTAACAAATCATTTTCAGAATTTGTAACTCCTGCTACCAGCTTTACTTTCATTACTTCACTTGCCATGTTTTCCTCCTATTGTTAATTGTTAAAACCCTAATACCATAGCTTTTCCGGTAGAAGATATAGAAGGATTCATTGAACCACCAACGGCAGTAACTCCACTTCCTTTAGGATCTATATTAATATCAACGTTAGTATCATCACCTGTTGCAGATAAAGTTGGTCCCGCTCCTGCTGCAGCATTTGCAACTGTAAATTCGTTCACCGCAGTTCCTGTAGCTGTTAAAAGAAATAATTGAAGTCCATTGGTATCTAAAATAGATGTTCCAATTTTTGGTGCGGTTAAAGTTTTGTTTGTTAAAGTAGTTGTTGAAGTTGCTGTAACAAAAGCCGATGTAGCATCTACCATATTTGGATTAGTGGCATCATCACCAGCTCCTCCTGCATAAATAATTTTAGTTCCTCTGTCTCCTCCAGCAAAAGTAACGCTACTACCTGATCCTGAAACATACTTAAATTGAACAGTATAAGCATCTGAACTATCAGTTGTTGTATTTTTTACTATATAAAAAGTTTCAACATCCAAAGGAATAGTGACAATTTGATTTCCTGTAATAGCTCCACTCGGTTTGCAAGAGCGGCACCTGTTGATCCATCGGATACTGCTAGAGTTGTGGTTTGAGCTCCACCATTTATATCTACTGCGATATAACCACCAGCAATCTGTTCTATAATATTTAAATTTGTATTAGTTTTAGTTCCCCATGTACCGGCATTTTCGCCAGTCTCCATTAATTGGGTACCTAAACCTGTATATGTTGAAGGCATATTTTAAAATCTCCTTAAGCTGCTTTACCTGTTACATCACTATAACTGGTATTTGATCCAGTTGCAACATTTGTATACGATGTATTGGATCCCGTGTCAACATCTGCATAATGAATAATAAAAGGCACTGCAACGGCCGATGTAGCCGATACTCCTGTAGGAATGACGGTAACATCAATCGTGAAACTTAAGGAACCAATAGCTGAAGTTGCTGAAACTCCCGTTAATCCCATTACATCGGCTGGGTCTAAAGCCCCTACACTAGAGGTAGCTGAAACTCCCACTGGTTGAACAGTAGGATTTGAAGTGACAGTTACACTTCCCTCATTCGTAGTAGCAGAAAGACCGGTTAAAGCAATTGTATGATAGGATCTCGCAGTTGGTGTTCCAACTGCAGATGTCGCTGCAATTCCTGTTAAAGGAACTCCAAGATTTATATTTAATGATCCTAGTGAAGAAGTTGCCGATTGACCTGTTAAAGTAGTTGTATTATCTGATCTTGCAGTGGGAGAGCCTACAGTACTTGTGGCAGAGATTCCTGTGAGTCCCATCACATCCGCTGGTGTAATTGCTCCTACACTTGTAGTTGCTGAAACTCCAGTAAGTGGAACGGTACCCTCAGTAATAGTGCCCCAACCATTTTGACCCCAAGTTAAAGTTCCCCAGCCAGGATAAAAAGAAGCGGTTGCTGTTCCTAATGATGTAGTAGCTGAAACACCTGTGATGGGAACCGTAATCGCTGATTCACCCCAGTTTTCATATCCCCAATAATCACTACCCCATCCTAGAGTAGTATAAGCTTCAGCACTTCCAACGGATGAAGTTGCTGATACACCGGTTAATGTAAGAGTGACGTCAGCTTGTTGACCCCAGGTATTCTGACCCCAGGTTGTTAAGGCTTGATTCCAAGTATTAGCCATAAGGAAAAACTCCTTATGCTAGTTGTATGATGGCTGTTGATGCGGCCACTGCTGGAAATTCAATCGTGAATGTTCCACTAGTAACGGTTTTGTCGCCGCCAAAATTGATAACAATGACGGATCGATTAGTAGTGAATCCTGTAATAGCAGTAGTATTATAAAGCAAACATCCTCGTGCAGTGAATGAAGCAGAAGTCCAACTTGTATCTGAAAAATCACAAACCGCTGTATCACTATCTAAAGTAACATCAATATTGGTTAAAGTATTTCCTCCACCTGTATAGCCTGAAGATGTAGTTGTAACTTCATAAGTTGAAGTCGGATCTGCAGTTGCAGATGAGGGTGCAGCATAAACTGTTGTTGATTTACTTAATGTTGCTGAGTTGCTGGAATATAAAGCCAGTTTAATAGTATTTCCTGCAGCCGTACTTCCAGAGGCATTTAAACAATGTCCTCCTTGTAAAATTTCTTCCTTGAAGCTATTACAAATTGCTGATGTGATCGCCATGTTTATCTCCTATTATGGTGTTGGTGACTGAATGGGTATGCGAATCGTTCCATCCGTATAATCATCCCGTCTCCGTCTTCCAATTTGCTCCGCAGCAAATTTCTCTAATTCTTGTTTATACTTATTTTCATAAAGTGTCAACATGTCCATTGGACCTTTTAAAAAGCCATAAGCCTCTATAAGACAGGCATATAAAAGACCAGATGGAAAATATTGACTTAAATAGGTAGTGGTATTACTCGAACTTAAAGTTGTTGGTTTTAGGTTATAATGAACCTTAAATACATAGGTACTATCAGGGACGGGTGCAAACATAATACGTCCCGAAGTCGTATCGGTTGTCCCTGTTGCTCCACCAAACATTGCATAATATTTAGGCGAATTCGTAGCTGTTTCAGCAGGAATATATTCCTGTAGATAGGTTCTATCCTTTTTTTCTAGCCATTCATTGGCTCCGGTAGAAACACTCGTAGAGGTGTAAACTTGAACCCCTCTGACGAATAAGCATCCTGCGGGAGCATTAATCGTAGATTGACCTGTAACTAAATTTCCTGTTTGAGCTTTTCGATCTGCATCAATAGGACAATCTCGCATAATGCGATATTCAGAGTTTTCAATAAATTGATCCGTGATTGTTGATGTAAAAACACCTGTTCCTACTTCAGTATAATTACCAATTGCTGTGGTTAATGTTGCGTATGTAAATCCTGCCATTATGCTCTAGCGTTAACCGGACCTGCGAAAGCCGGATAACCTCCTCCTTCCTCTGTTGTAGTTGCCGCTGTCACCAATGTAAAGGTATAGCTATTAGCATCCACTTTAGTAATCGAATAGGATCCTCTTATTTTTACATCTGCATCATGTGCCGAAGCCGTAGTTGTTTGAGGAGTTAAATTATAAGTCGGGGCTGATGAGCCTCGTGTTAAACCAGAAAGAACTCCGGTGCCTGTATTATTAGCAGTATAGTAAATTGTTTCATTATCATTGGCTCCTGGTTGAACGACAATATATCCTGTGGAAGGAAAAGCTGTAGAATCAGTTAAAGTTAAAGAGGTTGCCGAATCAGTAAGATCCGAAGCTAAAGTTGTTTCTAACATTAAAATTGTAGGAGAAACTCCGCCTACTAAAGATACAACACTTCTAAAACGAACCGCATCTCCTGTTGAACGGCCATGATCAGGTTGATCAACAGTTACCGTAGTCGAAGAACCCGTAGTGGTAAAAGGATTATTCGGTAAAATGGTTGGAGTATAAAATTCTGTTCGTGCGGGTCTTGCTCTTGGTAAAGCTTGAGGATCGGCTCCATAAGGCTTGGGACTTATTAAAGGAGATTTTTTTTCGTATTCAGAAATATGCACCCATGCTCCCGTCCATTCTTTGACCATTTCCAAATAAGGAAAAGCCTGACCTGATCGATCAGAAATGGATAATGCATATCGACCTTGTGAAAATTTTGCCATTAATCGCTCGGATAATAAGTTTTAGGGGTTATAAAAGTACTAGAAGCAGATCCATCTTCAGCCAAAGATCTAGCTAATTCATCTTCATAATATAATTTCATTTGTTGAGACAGTTGAGGGCTATATTTTTGGCTTAAATAAAAAGCTAAACCTGCCACCATACAAGGAACAAACCGATAAGGAATCTGACCGACATTGGTATAGTCTCCTGAATCTTCGATCCGTTTGGTATAATAAATATGTAATTTGCTTGTTGCCGCTGCCGCTGTAGAATTAGGAGTTGGATAAATGGTTAAAGTTGTTCTATCAACAAAACGTTGAACCCAAAATTGAGTGGGTGTACTTTTTGTTTTTTTATTGGAAAAAGCGGCATACGTTGAACGGTCAATTTTAGTCATCGCCAAATCAGCCTGAGTGCCACTTGTATTATTAATATAAGTTCTAAATTCACATTGAGAAATATCCGATAAACCATATACGGTCTCGGATGAATTAGAATCATCTACGGTTGTTACCTGGTCACTTCCTCCAGCAGTAGCGTCCGCTGCCGAACGATAAAGCTTATAAACTGCTTGACCTTCAACCGGAGTAATGTTGGTGTCTCCTACTTCCCAATAGTGAATTCCTCGATTTCCCCATTCTTGAAAAAGAATGTTTAAAGATCGTCTTGCTGTTTTTAATTGATAGCCCGAGGTCGCTTGCAAACCAATTCGTTCGTAAGCATCTTCGATTACTTGATCAATATAGAACGACTTCTCAAAAGTTGTTGTCCCTGAAGTAGCCATTTAAATGCCCTCCTTAATCGAATGTAACTACTAAAAAATCACAATTCGATAGAACCGCGTGCATAGCAGTTTTACATCTGATTCCGTTTTGAGGAAGATAAAAAGTAAAACTTTCATTCGCGGCTGTAGCCCATTTAGCTTCAAATACCAACGTACTAGCTGTACTTGCACTTGTAGCATCATAAATTTTTACACTACCATCGGCTGCACTCGATTGTGCCTGAACTGCTTTCAATCTCGCAGATCCAATATCAGTAGCAGAGGTACCCACATACTTTTGTAGAGTATCCGTTGAACTAATCGCAATAGTCTGTTTTACGTCTGTTGTATTCATTTGTTATCTCCTTAGTCGTGAGCTCCCGAAGGAGCTCACATTTTATTTATTAAACCGCTGCGCTAAAACAAGTAGCTGGCGTTCCAGTACATCCCGTATGAACGGAAACTGACCATGTACCTGAAGCAAGCACTGTGCAAACTATTTTTGCATAAGTTACACCACCAGTTGTACTACCATCTAATGTGATAGTGTCTGATGCTGCTACTGTTTCAAATCCAACAACATTGTCAGAGGAGTCATCAATAAAGAATGCACCTCCACTCATAACGTCAGTTGAATTCGCAACTTGTACAACTAAATCTCCAGTTTTCGTAATCGAATTTAAAATAGTAAAAGTTGCACCAACATTATTTAGACTATTGATGTCGGGGCCTGGTCCTCCAACCGCAGAATCCGCAGTTGCATTAACTGCAGGTAACGTATAAGTCACTGCTCCAGCAGCATCATTATGTACAATTCTACCCGCATGGGTAGCAACTGTTAATGATGTATCTGAATCAGCATCTATAACGTTAGCTGGACCTGTATTGTAAAATCCTTTTTTGGATATTACTGGTCCTTGAAAGGTTGTATTTGCCATAATTATAATCCTCCTAGTTTGTAAGATGTAGTCTCTAGGCCGTC